AGCAGGCGCTTGACGGCACGCGAAGCGCAGCCTAGAGGCACGCGCCTGTTGCCCCGTCGTCTAATGGTAAGACTACGGATTCTGATTCCGTCTATCGAGGTTCGAATCCTCGCGGGGCATCCAAGCTACCTTCTCACATCATCGCATATTGTCGCAGAGCCTCCGGGTTTCTGCCGATATTTCTGCACCCTTGATTGCATATCGTCGCACGGGGACGCATAGCAGCGCGATCAATCTGGGGGTATTTGAGGGGGTATCGGGCTGCTGTGTTGACGAACGCTGCCTGCAAAAATGCGAATCAACGCGACAAGCCCTACAAACTTTCGGACAACGGCGGCTTGCATCTGCACGTGAGTACAACCGGGGTGAAGTCCTGGCGCTGGAAGTATCGGTTCGGGGGCAAGGAGAAGCTCCTGTCGCTGGGACAGTTTCCGGAAATCTCGCTGAAGCTTGCCCGGGACAAGCGGGACGCGGCACGCGCCTTGCTGGCCAGCGGGGTCGATCCATCGGCGCAACGGAAGCTTCGAAAGGCTGCCGAAATAGCCGAAGTGCTCAACAGCTTCGAGAAGGCAGCACGTGCCTGGCACAAGGTCCGCGCGAAGAAGCTCTCACCGCGATACGCGGCTGCGATGCTGAGCCGTCTCGAGAAAAACGTCTTTCCGACGCTCGGCCGCAGGCCCGTGCGCGATATCAACCCGCCAGAAGTGCTGGAAGTTATTCGCAAGATCGAGGCTCGCGGCGCGTTGGACATGGCGCACCGTGTTCGCAATCACATCTCGGACGTTTTCGTTTGGGCGATTTCCTCGGGACTGGCGGAGACCGATCCTGCCATGGTCATCCGGAAAGCTCTCGAACCCACGGATCCACATTCGCGACCGGCGATGGTGAAGCTGAAGCTTGCACAGAAGGTTTTAAGGGACACCGAGCAGAGGCCCGGTGCTCACTGGTCAACGCTGCTGGCATCACGCCTTTTGGCCCTCACCGCTGCGCGTCCCGGCGTGGTGAGACTTGCGGAAAAGAGCGAATTCGAGGATTTGGACGGCAAGAAACCAATCTGGCGCATCCCCGCTGCGAAGATGAAACTCACGCAACAACGCAAGCGCGACATAACGTGGGAGTTCATCATCCCACTTTCGCCGCAAGCCGTTGCGGTTGTGAAGGCAGCGATCGCGACCACTCCAAGCCCGTCCTATTTGTTCACGGGGATCGGCAGCTGGTTGAAGCCGATCAGCGATTCAACGCTGAGCAAGCTGTATCGACAAGCCGGGTTCACCGGACAGCATGTGCCGCACGGTTGGCGCGCCACATTCTCGACACTGATGAACGAGCTAGCGGCAGTCGAAGACCGCGAACGCGATCGCGCCATCATCGATTTGATGCTTGCACACGCGCAGCCGGGCGTGGAGCCGATCTACAATCGCGCCGCGTACATGCCGCGCCGCCGGCAGATCGCGCAGACGTGGGCCGATATGCTGATGAAAGAAGCGGTCGAGCCGCACTTGCTACTGCCGGAACATCGACCTTGGCGGGCCAAACCCGAGAAGGTCGACCCGACCGGGCCGAGAGACGCCTCCGTCAAGAGACGCACTTTACAGGCAACCGCCACGCGGTGACGTTCGCCATGGAGGCCGCACGATGAATGCGGTTTCCATCGGCTCGCTGATGTCAGGCGTCAGCACAGTTCCGCCAGCCGACGCCCGCGTCAGCTTCTGGCGTCGAACCTACGATGTGGGTGCCGCACGCGCGCAGGTAGGCCGCGTCCTGGGCGATGGCAGCGCGCATCAGGGAAAAATCGTGCTCTCGACGATCATTGAGGTTGCGAAGAAGTGGTTCAAGAAAGCCAATGAGGACACCCGCTTCGCATTTTCTGCTGCAAAGACGGCGTTCGCAGAGAAAGCTGTCCCAGATAGAGAGGCTCCCAGAAGGGAGCGCACCCTGAAATGGAATGTTCTCACCACCCTGGACGCAGTGCTTAGCTTCACAGATTTCAAAACGGGCGAATGCATTGCCACATATGAAATGATCGCAGAGGCTGCGGATTGCGGCCGAGATACGGTTTATCGCCACCTCAACATCTTGCGTCGTCTCGGGCTGATTGATTGGGTCCGCCGCTGCGAGCAGACGGGCAACAAAGACCAACCGACGAAAGCAGCACCAAATTCCTACTTCTTCGAAATCACGCGCCTCCCGAGCGCTGTGCAAATGCTCATGCACCAAATCCTGAAGCGTCGCGGCGTAAAGCTTGCCTCGCATCCTGATCGTCAAGGATCCGGGCCGGTGCCCAACCGAGCCCAGCGCTTGGCCTCACACCTCGGGAAGAGGCTGTCCGCCGCCGCTGATTTCGCCCGACGCCATACCCAACGCAACGAAAAGATAGCTGACGCAGCGTTCGTCCGTGCGGAGATGCAGCAGATGAACAACATGCCAACGGATCAGTGGGCGAAGATTCGCCACCCGCAAGATGCCGCTGCCCAGGCAGCCTACAACGCCCGCCTGGGCATCCATTCATTTACCTCTGAAAGTATGGAAATGCCGCTTCATTCCCCACTTACAGAACAAGAGAAAAAGGACTGAGGACGCTATGGCGCCCTCAGGCGCTGAATTTGTCATTGTCCCATGCTTCAAACGCATTTCCCGCCTTCAGCGGAGCGCCGAAACCCCCGGCGCGCAGGGGCGGCTGCGCCGCCCCGGGGTGACCAGGGGGCAAGAGCAAAAGCTGTGCCAGAAACAGCCGTTGCGTTTGCGGAAATGCTGCGCCACGACACGGGCGCAAAACGCACCGTCAGGTGCATCAAACCGCATCAGTGCTTTCATGCTGATGTCGCCAAACGCGCCTAGGCCCTAGGCCGGTTCTCCGCCCCGCACGAATGTGCATCAAAACCGACACGAAAAGCGCGCGGGCGAGGCGGGGGGAAAAGCGCGCGCCGAGGGCGCGCGGTGGGTCGATCAATATTGGTGGCAGGCGCTGGGAGCGCCTGCGCAAGGCGATCCATCATGCGGCACCATGAACCCCGCCGCGCGGGGTGCCGTGAGGCGCTGTACGGGTCTGGAAATTGACATAGGTGCGGCGCGCTCGGCGGGCTAGGCAACACAACACGCAACGTTCTTGCGAACACATGATCCGCTGATATGAAGACGCCATGGAAACTTGGGCAACGGCTGTGGGCGGATTGGCGTGGATCCTTATCGGATGGGTGCTCCCAATGATTGCGCCGACTCTACCTCATTGGGTTCAAATTGCTGTCCTTGGTATCGGTGGAGTGCTGCTAGTCCTGTCCATCGTGTTAGGTGTGGTTACCTCCCGAACCAAGCGCGACAAGGCCGCCATCTCTGTTAAGATGGGTGATCGGAACAAGATTAGCCGGATCGGGAGCGACCATGGCGGACGACAAGGGTGAGTTAGGCGATATCAGTGTCGAAATGGGGGACGGCAACACTGTCGGCCACATCGGGCACAAGATCACGTATCAGGCTCCGCCACCGCCACCGAACGCAATATATCAGAACGGCAACGTCGTAGGCGAGTTCGAAGGTCAGCCTTCGCTGACTGGCAATGCTTACTCATTTTCAAAGCTGTTCGTAGGCGGCGGTTTCGACGCCAGTGCGGAATTCCAAGTTCAAGGCATTCGCCTTGTGATCGAAAAGGTGGATAGTGAATATTCCGCGTCATTAGGTGGACGTCCGCCACTGCGGACACTCTGGCAGGCGGTGTGCCGGATTGTGTAGCTAACCTCGTCCTTCCGGGTTAGGCCTCACCCTCGCGACCCCCTATCGCCTACGAAAAAAAGCGTCCACCCGTCTCGGCGGAAGCTAGAGGGGTAGAAATAGTTGGATATGGGTGCGTTCATGACCGTAAATGAACTTCGAGCTATCCTGTCGCGGCTCCCACCTGACATGGAGATTGTGACCTTCATGGCAGCCACAGAAACAGTCCAGCCAGTCACCCTTGCGCGCGTGATTGACGAAACAGACCAATGGGCACGGACAGAACTTCGGGGATCCTTGTTGATCGACACGGCCGAATAGTCTGCAGCTGGCTTTACCAACTCCGCTGCCATCGTGTGCAATGTGGCTTATCCACGGGTCATGAGGCCCGCTCCCGAAACCGCACAGCCTCTACGCCCAGCGCGTCGTTCACCTCGAGGAACACGGCCTGCAACGGCTCGATCTCCAGTTCCTCGAACGCTTCCTTCGCCTTGGTGATATCGCCAAAGCCGCCGGCGTTGGCTGGCACGACGCCCAGCAGCTGGGGCGGCACGCGGTGGGCGGCGAGGACGTCGTCGCGCGTCGTGTTCTTGATGCCGAGGAATTCATCCTTCGCGCCAACCTCCGCGATCGGGATCAGCTTTATGCTGCCTTCCTTCCCGCCCGGCGCATGAACGAACAGGTTGCGAAAATTACCCGGGCCCTTCGATTTCTTGAGCGCGTCGCGTATCGCGTCCACGTCGCCATCGGCAAAGTCACCCGTCGCGTGGAGAATGTATCCAGCGTGTGACCCGTTGAGGAAGTATCTTCGGCGGAACAGCGTGGCGTTTTCGTTGAGCAGGGCTGACTGCAGCGCGGAGATATATTCCGGAATCCCGTAGATCTCCTGATTTACGTCGGGCGCGCGCAGCTGCAGTACGCTGCCCTGGTCAAATTCGGCTTCCTCGCGATAGTTCGGCACCCACCAGAAGCTCCCCTGCTGGATGCCGCGCCGCACATATTTCGCCATGGCGTGATCTAGGCGCAGCAAGCCGCCCAGGCGGTTGCGCTTCTGTTCGAAATAGGCGCTGCCGAACACGAGGTAGTCCTGCACCGCGGCGCGAAACGTCTGGCGCGACAGGTACGGCGTCGGCTCAAAGCTGGCCGCCAGCATGTTGCGCTTCAACAGGATCGCGCTGGAATGGTGCGGGCTAACCCGGAAGGCCCGGGCAAGTCCATCAAGTGAAAGCGGCGGCTCATACCAGCGCTGGTTGTGCCAGCATTCCAGCATGTCGAGCAGCGTGGCGCGATCGACAACCGATTCCGGATCACCAAAGGAGAAGGCTTCGACCTGCCCGGAACGATTGTCATTGGCCGCAACGATCGCGCCCTTGCTGGCGGCTTTCGATTCCGCTCGGTTCATCCGGCGCGCGCGCTTGCTCATAGAATCTCCATTGTTGATTTGGCCCGTTCCTTGCCGTCGAGCGGTTCGTTGGCGAGTACGTGCATTGTTGCCCAGGCAAGGTCGGCATGCCCAGTGTCACGGCCCCGGCCAGCCTTGAATGTGACGCTGCGGCCCGAGGCCGTCAGCGTTTTCTTGATGCTGATGAAACTGCCGATCAGATCGACCCAGCTGGCGTCAAAGGCGATGCGGCCGCGTGAAACCACGTTCTGCGCCTTCATCACCATCATCGCCTTCACCTCGATCGAATATTCGATGCGGGTCACGCGCGGCATCCATTTGGTGACCAGCTGGTAGACGGCCGAGCCGATACCGGTGGCATCGATGCCGAGGTACGTGCAGTTGTAGCGGCTCAGCACCGCCTTGATGAATTCGTCCTGTTGCTGATAGTCGAGCCCGCGCAGCTGGTGGCGCTCAAGCACCCGGAACATGCCGCCGACCTGTTCGGGCGGCGCAAGGATGACCAGGGCGGCGTTGTCGCCGTCCTCGCTTGCCTGCGGATCATACCCGGCCCAGACCGGCTTGTTGCCGAAAGGGCGCGCGGCTAATGGGTTGAAGTCCTGCCACTGTTCCAGGCTGTCGCAGCCACAGGCGACCAGGTCGTTGAAGCGGAACGCCGACAGGCTGTCGTCGACGAAGTCGCACATGAGCAGGTTGGCAAATTCGTCGGGCGCGTATTCGTCACGCAGTTCCTCAATGTCGAACAGGTCGCAGCCGCCCGCCTCGGCATCTTCGATATTGACGATGTGGCGCCAGATCCTGTCCGGACCTACCGCCCCGTCCTTCAGCGCGGCATGACTGACATCGATCTCAGCCCGGTCGGCCTTCTTGCGGCGGCGGTTGCGCCGCTCGCCCGTCCAATAGGGATAGGCTGCATGAGCGACGGTCGATGGCGTGGAGAAGTAGGTTTTGCGCCACTTCTTATGCATCGCCATGCCCGACGCGACCTTGTTCAGTTCCTCGAAACCGTGGACCCAGAAGAATTCGTCGAAGTAGAAATTGCCGTGGCGGCCCTGCGCGGTGCGATAGTTGGTGCCAAGGAAGTGCAGTTCCGCTGCTGGCTCACTCTCACCGACCAGGTCGGACGTGATCGGCATCGGATCGCCCGCCAGATTGACACCCACCAGCTTGGCAAAGCTGACGATATAGCTGCGGAACTGATGCGCCTGCGCTTTCGATGCTGACAGGAATATCTGGTTCCGGCCGGTCTCGATCGCGTCGATCAGGGCTTCGAAGGCGAAATAATACGTCGCGCCGATCTGGCGCGACTTCAGAATCATGCGCGTGCGGCGCGACAGGTTCGTGAACCAGCTGCGCTGGTAATCGAACAGCCCGGATTCGAAGATCCTGCGAAGCTCTGCCGCTTGGTCGGCCGTGAAGTGGTTCCGCTGTGCCTTCTTCTTTGGCCCGGCATTACGATTGCCGACCTTTTCGTTGAGGTCGCCCGCGTGCCCGCCTTCGGCCTCGAACCGGCGCACCCGGGCCAGCGTGGCGACCTGTCGGCCGAGCAGGTCGATTTCCTTGAAATCGCTACCGGTCTTCTTCGCCTTCATGACCAGCGCCATGAACTGCGTCTCGATACAGTCCTCGAGCTTGCGGATCGAGGGCGCGTCTTCCCACTTCTCGCGCTGTTTCCAGCTTTCGACCGTGGCGCGCTTCAGCCCCAACTCGTCCGCGATCTGGCTGATGCCCCAGCCCCGCCAATAAAGTGAACGCGCCTGACGCCGCGCATCGAACGGCGCGGCAGCATCGGGATTGGCCAGCACGAAAGGGGCGTCGGTATCGGTCATGCGGCCATGAATGACCGCCCGCCGCGCCGCCCGGCATAGCCCGCTTGTGTAGAGGCACCCTCTACACAAGCACCAGCTTGAGCGGCCCCGGCAATTCCTTCCTGTTCAGCGGCAACACGCCCGCCAGCACACGAAGGATCGCCGCCCCATGGCCAAGAGCAAGTATTTCCGGATCGCCGTCGAAGGCCAGACCGTCGACGGACGCGAGATCGATGGCCAGTGGCTCCGCGACATGGCGGAAAGCTATGATCCGAACACCTATACCGCCCGGATCAACTGCGAACACATCGCCGGCTACAGCCCGGAAAAACCGTTCAACGCCTATGGCTCGGTCCTGTCGCTGAAGGTCGAAGAAGTCGAGATCAACCTCGACGGCAAGATGCAGAAGCGCCTGGCGCTCTTTGCCGAAATCGACGCCAACGATCAACTGATCGCGCTGAACAAGGCCGGGCAGAAGCTGTTCACCTCGTGCGAAATTCACACCAACTTCGCAGGCACGGGCAAGGCCTATCTGGTCGGGCTGGCCGTTACCGACTCCCCCGCCTCGCTCGGGACCGAGCCGCTGAAATTCGCGGCGATGGCACGGCCCAACAGCTTCACCACAGCGCATGAAACCGCGATAGAACTGCTGGCCGAGGCCCAGCCCACGGATATCGGCGAGGCGGTGAAGACCGGCGTCATTGGCGCGCTCGCCGCCCTGTTCGGCAAGTCGGACAGCAAGACGAACCCGCCCGTACAACCCGTCACGCCGCCAGCCCCGGCAAACGACAACAGTTTCGATGTCGATGCATTCGCCGTGGCGATTGGCGGACAGGTCGCTGCCGCCATCAAGCCTACCGCCGATGGCCTCGCCTCGCTCCAGACCGATTTCGCCGCCTTCAAGTCGCAAATGGAAAACACCGAACAGCGGGGCTTCAGCCGCGCGCCCGCCACGGGCGGCAGCGGCGACAACGTCACCGACTGCTGATCGCGCCGCCTCTCATAGATCCCGCCAAAAACCCGCCCCCGGAGTATCCCCATGCGCAACGCAACCCGCATCAAGTTCAACAGCTATGTCAGCCAGATCGCGCTGTTGAACAGCGTTCCCGATGCCACCGTTACCTTTTCCGTCGCCCCTGCCGTCGAACAGAAGCTTGAGGAAAAGATCAAGGAATCGAGCGAATTCCTGTCGCAGATTCCCACCATCCCGGTCGACCAGCAGGAAGGCGACAAGGTCGGCATCGGCGTTACTCGTCCGCTGGCTTCGCGCACCAATACTGCCGGGGGCACCCGCCGCACGCCGACCGACCCTACCGACACCAGTGATCTGGGGCGCTATCGCTGCGAAAAGACGGACTACGACCACGCGATCAAATACGCCAAGCTTGATGCCTGGGCGCACAAGCCGGAATTCCAGACGCTGCTGCGCGACGTCATCCTGAAGCAGCAGGGCCGCGACCGCATCATGATCGGTTGGAACGGTACGTCCGTCGCAGCCGCGACTGATCGCGTCGCCAATCCGCTGCTGCAGGACGTCAATCTGGGCTGGCTGCACAAGATCCGCACCCGCGCCCCGGCGCGCGTCCTTTCCGACGGCGGCCTGACTGCCGACGCCACCAAGGCAATCTACGTCGCCGACATCGCAGACATCACCAAGCGCGACTACGTCAACCTTGACGCGCTGGTGAGCGATGCCACCGAACTTCTCGACGAATGGAACCGTGACGACACTGACCTTGTCGTCATCGTCGGCCGCAACCTGCTTCAGGACAAGTACGCGAACGTCATCAACGCTGCCGCCAACACGGCAACCGAAATGGAAGCGCGCGACCGCATCCTGACCCTGCCCAAGCAAATCGGCGGCAAGCGCGCGATCGTCGTCCCATTCTTCCCGGCGAACAGCCTGCTCATCACCCGGCTCGATAACCTGCCGATCTATGTCCAGAACGGCACCCGCCGCCGTCTGCTCAAGGACGAGCCCGCGCTCGACCAGATCGAGAACTACGAGTCGGTCAACGAGGCCTACGTGGTGGAAGACTACGGCCTGTGCGCCCTCGTTGAGAACGTCGTCATGGGTCCGAAGCCGGCCTGATCCGGCTCATCCCCATCACTCGCAATACAGGATTGATCCCATGAGCCTCGCCCGCCTCCACCGTGAACGCATGGCCGCCCTTCAAGCCGCCGGTTCGGCGCAAGCCATAGCTTCCGTGGCGGCGGGCGTTTCGGCCACCGATGGCGTTTCCTCCCCGGCCATCGGTGGCCACCCTGTCGCCGTTGTCACCGGGGCCAACCCGGTGGCGGCCCAAATGCTCCTGCGGCTGCAGCAGGATCTTCGCCGCCTGAAGGAAATCCAGTCGGTCGAGCGCAAGATCGCCGCCAAGCGCGACATGCTGCCCGAGTATGATGCGTGGATCGAAGGTCTGCTGGAAGCTGCTACCGAAACCGGCGCGGGCACTCCGGATGAAATCCTGCCCACGATCATGATCTGGCGCATCGACACTGGTGACTTCACCGGCGCGCTGCAGCTGGCCGAACACGTCCTGCGCTATCACCTGCCGCTGCCCGGCCGGTATGAACGCACCGCGCCCACCCTGATCGTCGAGGAAATTGCTGATGCCGCGCTCGCCGCGCTGGGCAAGGGCGATGATTTCGACCTTGATGTGCTCGAAACCGTCGACCTGCTGACCGAAAATGAGGACATCTTCGACGAAGTCCGAGCCAAGCTGTTCAAGGCAAAAGGGCTGTGCCTGGCACGCGGCGTTGACGGTGCACCAGGCGCCAACGCCCGGGCTGCCGCCTTGGCGAACCTCAACCGCGCCCGCGAACTGCACGAACGCTGCGGCGTGACCAAACAGATCGAGAAGCTGCAGCGCGCGATCCGCGCCGATGAAGCCGCCGCCGCTGCCGAACAGAATTCACAAGGCGATCAGCCGCCGGTCCCACCCACCGGCGGCTGATCCGAAACCCTCTCGCCCCCCGGCGCTCGGGGGCGGATCACAAAGGGAACAGGGCTTTGCCCATCGGACCTGATGCGATCCTCACCCCCGATTGCCGCCCCTTTCAGGAGGTTCGCATGTTTCTCTACATTCTCGCACTCGTTGCTGTCCTCGCCTACGGCGGCGGCATCCTGCTTCTGGCCAGCGCCCAGTCCTATCCCGACATACCCGAGTGGAACATTCGATGGCTTGCCGCCGTGCTGGCATGGCCGTTCGTGATCCTGCCCTGCTACGTGGTGCTGTGGATCTATGACATCGTTCGCGCGCTGGTCCGCCGCTTTCGCCGCCGCCGATAAGCCATGCAGTTCGTTGCGCGCCCGCCCGCTGGCGATCCGCCGGAAGACCCGCAGGATTCGAACCCCGTCAGCAATGACGGGTTCTTTCCCGACGTCGATCCGGCAAAGGTCCGCAAGGCCGGGCGCATCAACGCCAATGTTACCGCTGCGCGCCTGCGCGCTGCCCTGATCGCTGCCATCATCACAGTCGGCAATGACCTCGGTAGCTGGGCCGCGTCCCAGCAGTCGGCGGGCGATGCCAAGCTTGAAGACGTGCCCGCCGTTTCGATCGACGGCACCTCGCGCCTGGTTCACGCCTACCACCGCGCCATCACCTGCTTTGCCAAGGCAGAAGTGATCGAACGCTACCGCGATTTCGACACGACGGCAGCGGGCGGCAAGGCGCTGGATGAGCTTGACGCCTCCACCGACGAACTGCGCCGCGATGGTGTGCATGCAATCCGCGACATCCTCGGCAAGGGCCGCACCACCGTGGAGCTTATCTGATGGGCTCGCCAACCGACACGCGCCCTCTCTGCAGAAACTGCGCTCATTTCAGGCTCAATCCCAGCAGTTGCGTAAGGCCGCGCAGTTCAAGCACCTCGCTTGTCACTGGCGAGGTCATCTCGGATTTGTTTGTTGATGCCGCACAAGAGCGGACTGGCAATCGCGCCCTTCTCACACGCCGACAGAAATGCGGCGAGACGGGCCTGTTTTTCAAGGAACGTCGCCTCAGCCCACCGCCAACCTCGCCGCGAGGCCGGTAATGGCCTCGGCCGTCACTCTCACCGCCAAGCAGGGCGACACGCTCGATCTCCTGATCTGGCGCGATGCGGGCCTTCGTGCGGCCGACGTCGGCCGCATTCTCGCCGCCAACCCAGGCATCGCAGATCCCGGTACGATCCTGCCCACCGGCACCACCGTCACCATACCCGTAACCGCCAGCGCGCCGCGACAGGTGCCGCTTGTCCAGCTTTGGGATTGAACTTCATGGATTCGCGGACACTTCTCCAATCAGCCGCCGAACTGTTCAGCGCTCTTACGCCGTCCTTCATCGGTTCCGCCGTGGCCCAGGCATGGAAGCCCGCCCTGCCATTCCGGCAGCGTTTCCTGCAGTGGGTGGTTGGCTCATCGGTCAGCTACTACGCCACGATCGCCATCGTCTCGGTGACCAACTGGAATGGCTTCGTCACGCAATCGCTCGCCTTCGCACTGGCGCTGGTCGCCTTCGACGCGACGCCCCGCGTGGCCAAGGCCGGAGCCGACGTCCTGACGTCGCTGCCCCAGCGCCTCACCGACATCTTCCTCGGCAAGAAAGACTGATCCCATGCGCAAGATTGACCGCATCAATGTCCATTGCACCGCCACCCGCGCCGGAAAGACCTATACGATTGCGGACATCGACCGCGATCACAAGGCGCGCGGTTTCGGCAAGGGCGCGTCACGCCCCTGCGGCTACCATTATGTCATCTATGCCGACGGCACAGTGCACAAGGGCCGCCGCGATGATGAAATCGGCGCCAATGCCACGGGTTACAACCTCACCTCGATCGGCGTCGTCTACGTTGGCGGTCTCGATGCCAATGGTAAACCGGCCGACACGCGCACACCCGCGCAGAAGAAGGCGCTTGCCGCGCTCGTCCGCGAACTGGCGCAGCGCCACAACGTGCCGAGGGAGCGCATCAAGGGCCACCGCGACCTGTCGCCCGACACCAATCACAACGGCAAGGTCGATCCGTGGGAATGGACCAAGCAGTGCCCCTGCTTTCACGTCCAGGGCGAAGTTGCTGACTGGCTGACCGGAGACTGATATGCTCGCCCTGCTCAAAGGCGCATGGCAGCTGGTGACCGGCAACCGGCATTATCTGACCGTCGTCTGCCTCGCCTGTGCTGCCGCTGCGCTTTACGCGTGGGGCGCGACCGGACGGGCCGACAGGGCCAATCTCATCACCTGGGCGGCCACCGCCTGCGCCAGCGCGGGCGCGAAATTCGAAGGCGATGGCCCGCGCGGCAAGAAATGCGCCGCCCGCGTGAATCAGCTGGCCCGCTTCGAACGCGAGACGCTCGCTGCCAGCAGTGCCGTGCTGGCCGATGCCATGATCGAGCGGGACCGCAAGTCAGCCGCTGATCTGGCAGCCGCGACCCGCAATGCCAATACCGCCGCTGCAGCGGCCCAGATAATGGAACAAGCCAATGCGACGGTTTCACATGATGTCGTGGGCGCTGACTGGTTCAGCGCTCTTAATGCTGTTGCCGGGCTGCGCGGCGCGAACCGCTGAGACGCCGCCCGCCGTAATCGCAGTGCCGGTGCGCGATACGCCGCCGGCGGTGCTTCTGATCTGCCCCACCAGGCCGGACGCCTTTCCGGTCGATGCCGAAGCCACCATACCGCCCGCCGTTCGTACAGCCATGATCGGGCTGGCGCACGGCTATGCCGCTGCCCGCGACCAGCTGGGCCGCCTGATCGCCTGGAACAGCGGCATGGCCTGCGAAGACGGGCAGACGCCGTGAAAAAGCCCGACGCCTTGCGCAAATGGCTCACGGTATGGATGCCGGCCCTTTCCGCCGACCCTGATCAGCTGCAGCTTTATGTCGAAAACGGCAGGATAGCGTCGCGCCGATCGCGAAATCTGTCATTCGAATACCGTTATGAACTGAAGATCCTGCTGACCGATTATGTCGGTTCGCCCAATGACCTGGTCATCCCGCTGCTGGCGTGGATAGAGCAGAACGAAGTCAGCCTGCTGGGCGGTGCCAGCAGCGATGAACCTTTCAGCTACATCGCGGAAATCCTTGATGGTGACCGCGTCGATATCGAAATCACCATTCAACTCACCGAACCGGTCAAGGCCACCCCGCGCGAGGATGGCAGCGGCTTCGATCTGCAATATGCGCCGCCGCCAGGTGATGACTTCGCCGGGCCGCAATCCGCACAGTGGTCAGAAGTGGTTGCCAATTTGTGGCAGGGATACGCCGACACAGAGCTTGTGGCGCAAAGCATCGATCCCGCAGCCCAGCCCCTGTCCGATGCCGGTCCGCCTGACGCGTGATGGATGACCTGTCCGAACTGGAGCGCATCGCTGGCGGCCTGATCCGCCAGCTTTCCGCAGGCGAGCGCCGAAAGGTGCACCGCAAGATGGCCAAAACGCTCGCGGACTCGCAGCGCCAGCGGATCGCGGCCCAGCGCCAGCCCGATGGCAGCGGCTTCACGCCGCGCGCGGAAAAGAAGCCACCCACGCCCGGCAAGTCCGCTGCCTGCTTCCTCTATCCGTCCGGCGGCAGCGGCGCACCGCGCAAGGTCATCCTGAAAAGCTTCGTCTGGCAAGGTTCGATGATGACCGGCTACGACATCGCCGCCGGCGGCATCCGCAGCTTCTTCCACGACAAGGTGGTTGCCCACCTTCCCGTGCCACCCGAATACAAGAACGCCTCTGCCGGTAAATTCCGTCGCGGCGGGTTGAAGCGCAAGAAGATGTTCCGCAAGCTGGCCAGCGCCCGCTTCCTGCGCTCCGGCGCGGACGATCTGGGTTTCTGGGTCGGCTTCACCGGCCGCCCCGCCGAGGTGGCAAGCATCCACCAGCACGGCCTGCGCGACCGGCCCTCGCTGAAGGCCAGGGCCATGACCTATCCCAAGCGCGAACTGATCGGGGCAACCGCCGCCGATCGCGAAGCGCTGCTCGATGCGTTCTATGCGCACATGGCAGGGGCGATGGCCTAGGCCCGCCCTCACGTTGGAACATAAATAGAACAAAATGATTGACCCGACTCGCAGACAGCGTCTTGGTTCCGGCAATGGACTCCCGGATCATCGGCCTTGCCTTACGAACGCTTGAAGACGTTGCTGCCCAGGCCGAGATTGGCATTGTGGAGCGGCAATGGGGTCACAGACTTGCCCTGCAGCTGCTGGTGCATGCCGGAATCGCGCTGCCTTGGCAGGCGAAGCACTTCTGGGAGGTGATGGCCGCCCCGATCCGCGACACAACATTCCCGCACTTCGAAGACTATATCCGCACGACGCAGCTGAATGGCGCGCTCGAAAACTGGCACTATGCCGCCCGGATTGAGCGTGCCGATGTGCTTATCCGTGGACGCTGGGCAATGGCCCACGCACCCGAATTCATTGACTTGCCGACCAATCCAATGGACGGTCGCCCCATGTGCAACCGCGCCAAGCCCGGCCGCCGTGAAACGATCGTCGGCCTCTTCGACGTGAAGAAGGTGCGCACCTTCAACGATGGCCCGGCAATCATGCATCCGCGCGATCCCGGCCCCGTCGTTCTGCTCGCCGACGGTGAGATGGTGCTGGACCAGATGACCTGGGGCTTTCCAGTCGTGCTAAAGGGGAGAAAGGGGCTTCCGCTGAAACCCAAGCCCGTCAACAACGCCCGGTTCGACAAGCTCAAGGGGTTCTGGAAATGGTGGGCCAGCCAGCCTCAATACCGCTGCCTGATCCCAACCGAAAAATATGCGGAGGCAGTGGGGACACCGGGCAAAATGACAGTCACGTGGCTGTCGCTGAAAAGCGCGCCGGTGTTCGCCTGGGCGGGTCTCTGGGGCAATTCAGACGAATGGGGGCCGGTCTTCACCGGCGTGATGACGGATGCTGCGCCCGGGCTGGAACACATCCACGATCGTTCGCCCGTAATCCTTGCACCGGAAGACTGGCACAAGTGGCTCACCGCACCGCTCGATGATCTCTATTGCTTCAACCGACCATGGCCTGCCGCCGATGTGAAGGTTGAGGCCACAGGGGTTCTCTGGAAGGACGGGGGCAACATCGCCCGGCCCGATCTGGTACCCTAGATAACCGCCTGCTTGTGTAGAGGCGGCCTCTACACAAGCGCGCCATAGCCTCCGCCGCCTGCCCGCGCCTTCAATCGCGGCATGGCCAGCGAAACCTTCACCGCCGTCGATCTGTCGAAGCTTCCCGCGCCCAAGGTGGTCGAGGAACTCGATCTTGAGACCATCGGGTCGGAGTTGATGGCCTCCGCGCTGATCGAGATGCCGGCCCATGTGTTCCGGCCAAGCGATCCTGCCACCAAGCTGGTGTGGATCTTCGCATACCGCGAAATGCTGCTGCGGCAGCGGGTCAACGCCGCCGCCCTTGCCGTCATGATCGCCTATGCCACCGGCGCGGACCTCGACGCACTGGGCGCGCTGCTGGGTGTTGAGCGCTTCTTGATCACGCCAGGCGATCCGGTTCTTGGCATCCCCGACACGATGGAAAGCGACGACGATTTCCGCCGCCGTATCGTGCTGGGCCCGGAAGGCTATTCGGTGGCGGGGCCGGAAGGGGCCTACATCTTCCATGCGCTGTCAGCCGATCCAAAGGTGCTCGACGCCTCGGCCTACAGCCCTGAACCCGACAGCATCCGCGAAATGGTGCTGGACGTGCTGGCCGCGAATTCAGCCTCGCCCGAACTTGTCGCGGCCATGACCACCGCGCTCGATGGCGCGGTCTGGCCGGGGCAGGTCATAGTCTCCACGCTGTCGCGCGAAAGCAACGGCGAAGCGTCGCCCGAACTGCTGGCGGCGGTCGACGCCTATGTCTCTGCCGAAACCCGCCGGCCGCTGACAGACTATGTCACGGTCCAGTCGGCCGAGATCGTGCCCTACACGGTAGAAGCGGAGATCACCACGTTCAGTGGGCCGGATGGCAGCGTGGTCATGGCAGCGGCGCAGGAACGCCTCACCCGGTACATCGAGAGCAGCCACCGCCTCGGCCGCGACATCACCATCTCTGGCATCCACGCAGCACTGCACGTTGAAGGCGTTCACAACGTCGCCCTGGCGCAGCCCACGGCTGACATCATCATCGACCGGACACAGGCCCCTTACTGCACATCAGTTGCCGTCACCTATGCCGGGCTTGGCGAATGAGGACGGACCTGTCGCGACCGAATGCGAGCATGCTGGAGCGGGCGCAGGCCCGCGCCACGGCACGGATCGACGACATCTTCACCAACCTGCGCGTCCTCTGGAGCCCGGACCTCTGCCCTGAAAACCTGTTGCCGTGGCTGGCCTGGCAGCTGTCGCTGGACAGCTGGTCGAGCGACTGGCCGGTTGCGATCAAGCGCGAGCGGGTGCGGCGCGCGCTCGACATCGCCCGCCGGAAAGGGACGGCGCAAAGCGTTAGGCAGGTTGTCCAAAGTTTCGGCGGGTCCGTTGCTATCCGGGAATGGTGGCAGACCGTGCCGCCCGGCACACCACACACCTTCGACCTCGTTCTGACGCTGTCCGGGTTCCACGGTGAGCCGGTCACCGCGGCATTCGTCGATGCCGTGATTGGTGAGGTGCGCCGCACCAAGCCCGTGCGATCCCACTTCACGTTCACCCAGGGCCTTACCGCCGATGGCCGCGTTGGCCTGATCGGTGCCGTCCGCCCGGTAATCTTCGCGCGCCTCAACTGCGCCGCCCCCGCCGCCTGAAATCCGGAGCCATTGGAATGAGCGACTTTACGATCATCGTCACCGACGCCGGGCGGACGGCATTGGTGAACGCCGCCAATACCGGAACTGCGCCGGTCACGATAACGCACTGCGGTGTGTCGGCGACTGCAGTTGCAGCCACACCCTCCACACTGGCGCTGCCAGGCGAGATCAAGCGCATTGCGACACTTTCCGGCGACGTTGTGGCCGATGACACGATTCACATGATCGTGCGGGATGAAAGCGTGGATGTTTATGCGCTGAACTCGATTGCCCTCTATCTGGCGGACGGGACGCTTTTTGCGATTTATGGCCAAGCCACACCGATCATGGAAAAGTCATCACTGGCTTTGTTGCAATTGGCCGTCGACGTGCGCTTCGCTGACATCGACGCCGCAGCACTGACCTTCGGCGACACCAACTTCCTCAATCCGCCCGCCACAACTGAACGACAGGGCGTGGTGCAACTGGCAACCATCCCGGGAGCGAAAGCCGGTCTCGATGCCTTGCGCGCACTTACGCCCGCGTCAGCCAAAGCCGCCATCCTTGACTGGCTGCTGGCACAGGATGGCTCCGGCTCTGGCATTGATAGCGATTTGCTCGATGGCCAGCACGGCAGCTTCTACACGGATATCGCGGCGCGGCTCGGCTTCAGTCCACTGAACGCCGCGCTCTATACCGCTGCGGATGTGTTGGCGAAGTTGTTGACGGTCGATGGGGCTGGTTCTGGCATTGATGCCGATATGCTGGATGGTCAGCACGGCAGCTATTACGCCGACATTGCCGCCCGGCTTGGCTTCAACCCGCTGAACGCCGCGCTCTACACAGCTGCGGATGTGTTGGCGAAATTGCTGACGGTCGATGGGGCCGGTTCTGGCATCGACGCCGACATGCTGGATGGCCTTCAGGCTGCTCTTTTTGCCCGGCTTGATATTAACGCGCCCTTCGCGGGTTTAGTGTCCGCGTCCGGTTTCAGCACCACTGGTCAGGTAAAGGCTGTGGGCGGCGTTGTCGTTGGGGCAGGAACTAGTCCCTACCTCTACAACGAGGGCAACATTTTCGGCATCCGGGTGGGGGTGCCGGGCGCTTATACTTACCTACGGGTAGGGCCTAACAGTCTGACGCTGAACGATGAAGAAGCTGTGCGCATGATCGATAAGAGCGTGGGCGACGGCGGTTCTGGCTATCGCATGTATACAGACGGTTATCGCGAGTGCTGGGGCATTACCTCATTCAACGCCGACCAGACCAAAACGGTAAACTACCCGTTCACGTTCGCAAGCTGGACACATGCCTATTTGGAAGGCGCCAACAGTAACATTAGCCAACTAGAAAACGGACCATCCGTAAGCACAACCAGCAAAACCGGCTTCACCGCGACGAACCCGATTGGAGAATTGGTTTGGGTGCGCTGGCACGCATTCGGATATTGAGAGGCACGGCAATGGCATTCTTTTACAGCGCCAGCGAAGGCGGATTTTACCACGACGCAATCCACGATGAAGCCGCTCGGCCGGCCGATGCGGTGGGGGTTTCCGATGAGGAGCACGCGGCGCTGTTCGCCGCCCAGTCCGAAGGCAAATGCATCACGCCCGGCGCGGACGGGCGCCCGGTTGCAACCGATCCCGCGCCGTTGGATGCAGAAGCTGCCATGCAGGCACTGCGCCGGCAGCGCGACCGCCTGCTACGCGATAGCGACTACACGCAGATCCCTGACTTTCCGATTTCCGATGAAGATCGTGGTGCTTGGGCAGCCTATCGCCAGCAGTTGCGCGATCTTCCCGAAACAATCCCGGATCCCGCCACCGTCGCGTGGCCGCAGCCACCTGCCGCATGAAGGACACCATCATGAACGACATCGCCGCCAGCATCGGCAAATTCGATCCCGACACGCGCGCCGTGCCGGTCACCTTCACCAGCGGCGAGATCGTCCATAAGCGCCGCGTCAACGCCGTGCTGAAGGACGATGGCAGCTACGACAAGGCCGCCACGAAATCCCGCGTTGAAGACGTGGCGCGGGGCGTTGCTCACAAGATCGCGCTGGGCGTGATCACCAATGCCCGGGAAACGCCGCCGCCATCGGATAGCTGACCACAGCGTTGAGGGGTGCGCCAACACCCCTCAACGCGCGAAATCACGCACTTCCGGCAACTCGACATCACCGCAAGCCCCTCGCCGTTATCCCGGCGGTTTTGTCCATTTGTTGCAGGAAATCCTACATGTCCACAGCACTTTACCCTGTGCCGTCCGTTTTGCCGCCCGCCCCCTATATCGGCGGAAAGCGAAATCTCGCGACCCGCATCACCCGGCTGATCGGCACAATCCCCCATGAAACATACGCGGAACCCTTTGTCGGCATGGGCGGCATCTTCCTGCGCCGGAAACATCGTCCGCCGTGCGAAATCATCAACGACATCAGCGAAGATGTGACGACGCTGTTCCTGATCCTTCAGGAACACTACGGCTATTTCATCGACCATCTGCGTTTCCGCCTGTCGAGCCGCGCCGAATTCGAGCGCCTCGTCGCCCTTGATCCGTCCCGCTCGCGGCTGACGGATCTCAATCGCGCGGCGCGTTTCCTGTACCTTCAGCGGCTCGCCTTTGGCGGCAAGGTTTCCGGCCGGAACTTTGGCATCAGCCCGGGCCGACCGGCGCGCTTCAATGTGACCCAATTGGAACCCATGCTGGCAGACCTGCACGAACGGCTTGCCGGTGTCGTCATCGAGCGCATGCCGTGGAACGAGTTCATCGCGCGCTATGATCGGCCCGGCACGCTGTTTTACCTCGATCCACCGTACTTCGGCTGCGAGAAGGACTATGGCCCCGGCGTATTCGGCCGCGACGACTTCACGGCGATGGCCGAGCAGCTGGCTGGCATTGAGGGACGGTTCCTGCTGTCAATCAATGATGCGCCCGAGATCCGCGATACCTTCGCCCGCTTTCACATCCTCCCGGTATCGACGCGCTATTCCGTGGGCGGTGCGGCGAATGGGAAAACAGCGGCCGAATTGCTGATCGCCAATTTCCCGTTGGCGGCCAACGACTGATCCACCCCCGCAACGTGGCGCTTGTGTAGAGGACGCCTCTACACAAGCAGCCCGGCGCATGGGGCGTGAACTGGCGGCATGGTCCGCCCATGGCTTCCGCGACCGACCACGAACAGCTTACCGGCGACGTCCTGCGCCTGGGCACCGTTGCGTCGGTCAACCATGCCGATGCGACCTGCACCGTCGAAACAGGCGATATCCATACCGGCGACTTGCCGTGGCTGACGTTCCGCGCCGGCAAGATGCGCGTGTGGTGCCCGCCATCGGATGGTGAGCAGATCGTGCTGATGTGCCCTGAAGGCGACACCGAGGCGGGGCTAGTCCAGGGCGCGCTCTATTGCGATGCCTTCCCCCCACCGTCCGCCAACCCGGACGAAGTCCTTATCATCTTCGACGACGGTGCGGTCATCGCCTATGACACCGCCGCCCATGCACTGCGTGCCGTGCTTCCCGGCGGCAGCACCATCGATCTGATCGCCGACACCGTCAACATCACGGCCGATACCAACATCGCCGGCAATGTCAGCATCACCGGCGACGTCACGATCACCGGCAAGCTCACCGCATCCGAAGACGTGATCGGCGGCGGCATCAGCCTGAAAGACCACAAGCACGGCGGCGTCCAGGCTGGCGGCGCACAGACGGGAGCGCCGTCATGACCAACCCCTGGAAAATTTCTCGTTGGCAACGCCTTCGCAATTTTCGGCTGTTGGCTTGGTTCGAATTTGGCCTCCGTTCCGGAAAGTGGACGGGGTTTCGAAACATACTGGTCTCGCCACGAGAATGGTTCGAGCATGGGTCAGGTTTCGATCGATGAGCGGCATGAACCGCAGCACGGGCGCGCTCATCGATGGCGACGAAGATCTTCGCCAATCCATCGCCGACATCCTTTCGACGCCGATCGGCTCCTGCGTCGGCATGCGCGACTATGGATCGATAGTGCCCGGACTGATCGACCAGCCCGGCAATCGCACCACGGCGCTACGCCTCTACGCCGCCACCGCGCTCGCGCTCACACGCTGGGAAAATCGCCTGCGCCTGACCCGTGTGCAGCTTGCCGCCGGCGATCGGCCCGGCGCGGCCACGCTCTCGATCGAGGGCAAGCGCACTGACCGCCCGCCGGCCAACAGCCTATTTCGCCTCAGTCTTCCGCTTTCATCCCTCATCGCCTGAACAGGAGCACCCCATGCCTTTCAAGCACGGCATCACCATTACCGAAATCAACACCGGCACGCGCACGCTGGCCATCGTTTCGACCGCGATTATCGGCCTGGTCGCAACCGCAGAGGATGCCGATGCGGCGACCTTCCCGCTCGATCGCCCGGCGCTCATCACCGATGTAGAGGCCGCAATTGGCAAGGCTGGCACTGATGGAACGCTGCACAAGTCCCTGCAGGCCATCGCCGATCAGACCCGCCCGGTGATCATCGTCGTGCGCGTGGCCGAAGGTGATGACGACGCGGAGACCACTGCCAATGTCATCGGCACCACGGTGGACGGCGTCAAAACCGGCATGCAGGCATTGCTTGCGGCTGAAGGCATGCACGGCGTTCGCCCGCGCATCCTTGGCGCGCCGGGGCTCGATACGCAGGCGGTGACCGCCGCGCTGGCCATCGTCGCCAAGAAGCTGCGCGGCTTTGGCTATGCCCGCGCGATCGGCGAGGATGTCTCGGCCGCAACGCTGTACCGCGCGCAGTTCTCCGCCCGCGAATTGATGCTGCTGTTCCCCGATTTCGAGGCCTTCGACACCACGAGCGCGGCAACCGTCACCAGCTGGGCCGTTGCCCGCGCCATGGGACTTCGCGCGCAGATCGACCAGGAGGTTGGCCCGCACAAGACGATTTCCAATGTCGCGGTGGCAGGCGTGACTGGTCTCACCAAGGACATCCAGTGGGATCTACTGGATGACAGCACGGAAGCCGGCCTGCTCAACCAGGCGAAAGTCACGGCCTTGATCCGCAAGTCCAGCGGCTATTGCTTCTGGGGTAACCGCACCTGCAGCGACGATGACCTGTTCGCCTTCGAAAGCACCGTCCGCGTCGCGCAGCTGATGATCGACACCATCGGTTACGGCATGGAATGGGCGATGGACAAGCCGCTGAACCCGGGTCTGGCGCGCGACATCATCGAAACGATCAACGCCCTGTTCCGCGAAATGAAGGGCAAGGGCATCATCCTGGGCGGCGAGGCCTGGTACGATGAGGCCAAGAACAGCACCGCCAGCCTGAAGGTGGGCAAGCTGCGCATCAGCTACAAATTTGGCGTGCCCGCCCCGCTCGAAGACCTCGGCTTCGAACAGTACATCACGGACGAATATTACGCCGATTTCGGCGCGCAGCTGGCGGCCTGATCCGGACCGCCGCCCTTCATCTCTTCCCCTAAAGCCACAGGAATCACGCCATGGGACTGCCCCGCACGCTCAAGAACATGATGCTTTTCAACGAAGGCCGGAACTATATGGGGGAGGCCAGTTCGGTTACCCTGCCGGTGCTGACGCGCACGTTCGAGGACTGGCGCGGCGCAGGGATGAATGCCCCGGTCAAGCTCGATATGGGTATTGAAGCGCTGGAACTGGAAGCCAGCTTCGGCGGGCCGATGCGCGACATCCTTCGCCAGTTCGGCGCATTGGGCGTCGCGGGGGTCTATCTGCGCTTTGCCGGGGCCTTCCAGTCCGACGAATACGGCGCGGTAGATAGTATCGAAGTAATCGTACGCGGTCGCCATGAGGAAATCGATTTTGGCGAGGCCAAGCAGGGCGAGGCCAGCGAGTTCAAGACCAAGATGGCCGTCGCCTATTACAAGCTGATCTGGAACGGCGTGACCGAAATCGAAATCGATCCGATGAATATGATCGAGATCGTCGGCGGCATCGACCGCATGGCGCAGCAGCGTTCGGCGGTGGGCTTCTTCTGATCATCCGCCCCGCCTTCGCGCCGGGGCTTTTCCTGTTTTCATCTGACCAACCGAGGGCACCATGACTGAACCTACCGAAATCCGCACCGTCTCGCTCGACACTCCGATTGTCCGCGGTGATCAGGAAATCACTTCGCTGCAGATCCGCAAGCCGAAGTCCGGCGAACTGCGCGGCCTGTCGCTGGTGGAGATCGGGCAGCTGAAAGTCGACACGCTCACCAAGCTGTTGCCTCGCATTACCATGCCGACAGTGACCGAAGCCGAAGTGGCTGGGATGGACCCAGCTGATCTACTCGCCGCCGGGGCTGAGATTGGCGATTTTTTGTTGCCGAAAGCAAAGCGTGCGGATTTCCCGCCACAGTAGACGACGCGATGGCCGACATTGCCATCATCTTTCATTGGCCGCCTCAAGCCATGAACAGCATGTCGGTGTCGGAATTGATGCATTGGCGCGCGCACGCCGCCGCGCGATCCCAGCCTCTCGAAACGCGGAAATGACACGATGGCCGACCGCAATCTTCGCATTCAGTTCATTCTTGATGGGCTGGACCGGCTCACTGCCCCGCTGAAGAAGATTGCGGACGCCTCGTCTGTCACCCGCAAGGAAATTGCATCGACCACGGCGCAGATCGACAAGCTGAACGACATCCAGAAGAACATTGCCACGTTCAAGAAGTTCGATGAGGCGCTGCATTCAACTAACCGCGAAATCTCTACGGCGCGGCAAAAGTTGACAGAGCTTCGGGGCCAGATGGCTGCCACCGACACGCCGACCAAAAAGCTGTCCTCGTCCTATGAAAAGGCGGAAAAGACCCTCGCCAAACTAGAAGCCCAGCAAGCGGCCACTGGGGAGAGACTACAGGATTATTCGGCCAAACTCGCTGAAGCCGGGGTCAACGTCAGTCAGCTGGGTCACCATGAAGGCCGTCTCACCCAGCAACTGGGCGAAGCGAACGCAGCGCTGAAACAGCAGGAAGGGGCCCTTGAGCGGATCAATGCGGCAAAGCGCCGCTCTGAAAAGCTGAAGTCTGCGGGCAGCGACATGCAGATGAAAGGGGCCATAACGACTGCGGCAATCACCGCCCCGCTGGCTGTCTTTGGCGGCGCGGCCTTCCAGGCCGCCATGGACGCCAACGAGATGGAAAGCGCGTTCGGTGAAACCTTCGGCAAAAGCGCGGACCATGTGAAGCGCTGGGCCGAAGCCACCGGCAATCGGATGGAGCGGTCGACTCAAGAAATGATGGGCATGGCGATGTCCTATCAGGACATCCTGGGCAAACAGATGGATCCGCAAAAGGCCGCCGAGTTATCGAAGACACTGACGGTCCTGACGCAGGATCTGGCGAGCTTCAAAAATCTCTCAAACGAGGACGCCAAGGCGAAGATTTTTTCGGGTCTGATCGGCGAAGCAGAGCCGCTGCGCTCTGTCGGCGTGTTGTTGTCAGAAAATGCGGTGCAGGCCAAAGCGTTGGCAATGGGCTTCAAGAAGGTCAACGGCCAGCTGAGTGAGGGCGACAAGGTTGCTTCCCGTGCAGCGCTAATCATGGAGCAGCTGGGTTCGGCCTCAGGCGACGTACTGCGAACACAGGATAGCACCGCCAACCGCCTGAAAGCCGCTCAGACGGCGTGGGAGGAACTGCAGATCAAAATCGGGCAGGAGCTTTTGCCCAAATTGACGCCTCTGATCGACAAGTTCGCGCAGCTGGTGGAGATGTTCACCAACCTGCCTGCCGGTGTTCAGGGCTTCATCGTCGTGCTCGCGATCCTTGCAGCCTTAATCGGGCCGATACTGATCGGAGTGGGCCTTCTCACCTCGGCGTTCGGCGCGCTGTCGGGAGCCGCTGTTGCGCTTGAAATTGGCCTCGCTCCGATGCTCGGCATCGTTTTGTTGATCGTCGCAGCGGTGGCGGCCCTGATTGCGATTGGATATCTGATCTATTCCAATTGGGATGCCATAAGCACAAAGCTGCAGGAGGTATTCGAGCCGATCACGGATACCTTGGGTCCCCAGTTTGAAGCACTGGGAGCCAGCCTCTCAACCATGTTCGAAAAAATTGGTGATGTTGCGGGCAAGCTTGGCGATCTGCTGATGGTCCTGTGGGATGGGCCGCTCGGTACGCGCATCCGGATATTCATGGACCTGGTGCAGCAGTTAGCGATAATTTTCGGCACGGCCATCGGTGGCACGGTCATCGCAGTGATCAATACCCTTGTCGGCGTGGTCACTGCTGCCTTTGATTTCATCGGCAATGCCATTTCCCTTGTTGCTGCGCTGCTCACCGGCAATTGGTCCGCAGCCTGGGAGGCGGTGAAAGGCATGTTTCGCGCCGGTGCAGATGCCCTGCTGGCAATCCTGAACGGCTTGGGCGCGATCTTCTCCACCATCGGCACCGCACTCATGGACGGGCTTGTTGCGGGAATTCGCGCCGGTTGGGAAACTGTGAAGGCGACCTTCCGCGAACTCGCGTCGCTCTTACCTTCTTGGGTCACGAAGCCACTTGAAATTCATTCGCCCTCGCGCGTCTTCGCGCGGATCGGAGGACATGTCATGGACGGTCTCGACATGGGCCTCAGTGACGGAGCGTCAGGCCCGCTCTCTCGCATGGGCCAGATTTCAGGCGACCTCACCAAGGCGTTCGCGGTGGGTGCGGCCGTGCCTGCAATGGCCCTTGCGTCACCCACCGCCGGCGCTGTCGGCAACGGGGCAATGGCCCAAGGCGCATCGGGCGGGGTAACCTACAACATCTCCGTCAACGCGAACGGCAGTAACGCCCAGGACATCGCGCGGCAGGTGCGCGACGCGATCGAACAAATGGAGCGCGAGCGTAAGGGCCGCACGCTCGGCGACGACAGCGATTATTGAGGCAGACCGATGACCATCATAGCCCTTGGCCTCTACGTGTTCGAGATTTCGGCGCTGGCCCATGACCAGCTGCAGCGCAAGACCGACTGGAAGCATGCGACAACCGGCCGCGTCGGTGCGCGCGATGCCACCCAGTTCGTCGGCCCAGGGCAGGAGACCATCAGCATTTCCGGCAGCGTCTATGCTGAAATCGCGGACGGCCGGGTTGAGATTGATACGCTGCGCGACATGGCCGACCAGGGCGAGGCATGGTCGCTGGTCGATGGCGCAGGCACCGTCTTTGGCGATTTCGTCATCACCGCGATTGATGAGCGCCACGCCTACATCGTCGATGGCGGCAAACCGCTGCGAATTGACTTCGGCATTGATCTTCTGCGCGTCGATGCCCCCATACCCGATGCCGCAGCCGAAGGCGCGGCGGCGTGACCGATCGCATCGCCAACATCCCGGACTGGCGCGTCACGCTCGACGGCAAGGATCTGAGCGACAAGATGCGCCCGCGCCTGGTCTCGATTACCTTATCCGAAAAGCGCGGCGACGAAGCCGATCAGCTGGACATCGTGCTGGATGACTCGGACGGCCAGCTTGCCCTGCCTTCAGCCGGTGCCCTCTTGAAGTTTGAGCTGGGATGGAAACAAGGGCGCGACGTTGCCATCGGCCTGATCGACAAGGGCAGCTTCAAGGTTGACGACATCAAGCACAGCGGCCCGGCCGATATTCTCACGCTCCGCGCACGGGCGGCTGACTTCACATCGAATATCCGCAACCGGCGGGAATGCAGCTGGAAAAACACCACGCTGGGTGCGGTGCTGCAAGACATCGCCGGGCGTAACGCCCTCACCCTTCGCGTTTCCGCCGATCTGGCGGCCATCGCAGTGCCTGCGCTGTCGCAGAGTCGCGAAAGCGATGTCGCGTTCGTGCGCCGCCTGGGGCGCAGGCACGATGCCCTTGCCACATACAAGGACAAGAACCTGATCTTCGCGCGAAAGGGCGCGGGGGTGACGACCAGTGGGCAGGCGCTTCCATCGCTCACCATCCCTCGCCGCGAGAATGACACGCATGCCTGGAGCCGCCAGACACGCGATGAGCAAAAAGGCGTGACCGCATCCTGGCACGACAAGAAGGCCGCCAAGCGGCAGAAGTTTACCGTGGGGCAGGAAGACGGGGCGAAGCGACTGCGCAAGGTTTACAGTTCCGAGGAAGAGGCAAAGCGCGCCGCCATCGCGGAACGTGACCGATCAAAGCGCAGCCCGGCGACGCTCGACATCAATCTGAGCCTCGGCCGCGCCAATGCCTATCCCGACCAGCGGGTGACAGTCTCAGGTTACAAACCGGAAATCGACGCCACGACCTGGCTCATAGCCGAAGCGACCCATCGCCTCGACAACAGCGGTTTTAACACTTCGCTGAAGATGGAAACTGCACCGTGAGGGCCCTCAGAACCAGAGGCGGGTCCAACTCCAGCGCGACGGCATCGTCTTTCCCTGGATCCAGCGCCCTAGTTCTTCAAATTCGTGGTAGATGGCAGCGGCCTTCAGGTCGCTGCGCAGCTTGTAAATGAAGGGCGCGGCGTGTCCCCAGTCGCGTAAGATCGTTGTCTTGTAGTACCGTTTTATAATCGCGAGATCGAAGACGCCGAACTGCACGCCAACAGCCAGCATCTCGTAATCGTTGAGCACAGTGCGGATATAGTCGATCTTTTCGGCATGACCGTTGTTGGGGGCCAGCGGGTTCTCGCACGCATAGAATGCCAAGCCGCCCGGCTCTTGCGTCAATATGATGAAAGCCGCGCGAGCTTCGATCATATCCTTGTCGGCCGCGATTCGGCGGAAGTGCTCCAGTGTCGCCGTGCGCCGCGCCACGATTCGTGTCGTCACCACGCCCCACAGAGCCACCGCCCCAGCGAGCAGCGCAGTTATAAAAATGGCCTCCACATCGTTGATGGAGGCCATTCCGAAAACTAGAGAATCATTGGATGGAGCGCTCAGCGGGTGCCTCCCCAGCCCTCGCCACGTAGCAATTTCACCATAGCTAGCTCCTCTTCAAAAGTCGGCCCCACTGGGCCAATCCATAGCGCCCATATGGCGATATAGATATTAATGGCAAGTTACCAATTAGGTTCCCCATCGCCGAATGGTGCCTTAACAACAATCCGGCGGTGTCCACGCTGCGCGCCAAATTCCAACATTGCAAGCGGATTGAGCTTTAAAGCCGCGCAGTAGGAATCACGCGACGGCGGGCTTCACTGCCATCTTCATGCCGAGCGCCACCAGTACCGAAAGCGTTGTGCCCAGCGTCGGATTGATGTCGCGATTCAGGATATGCTAAGCAGCCCACGAACAAGGGGTGGGCATGAGCAGGGCAGATTTTACACTAACCTACGATGGGCCAGCACTCGCGGCGCATGAGATGGACGTGCGGGAACTTGCGCCCGCCATGCTTGCCGTGGGTGAGCTTTTCGACGCGATGAACATGCTGCTCAATAGCGAAGCGGCAGATGTCCAGGTCAACGTCAGGGCTCATGAGCCGGGTTGCTTCTCGGTGGTATTCGACATCGTTCAAAGCTGGCGCGATGGTGCGATGTCCCTCCTTACAGGAGATTTTGTCACCGCGGCTTTGAACCTTAAGGAACTGCTGCTTGGCGGCACCGGTTTGGTCTGGTGGATACGGCACAAGCGCGGAAAGGTTCCTGATCGCGTCGAAAAGCTGTCGGGCAACATGATCCGCGTCCACTATGAGGATGAAAGCTTCGACGTTCCGCTTGAGCTGCTGCGGCTTTATCAGGACCTGGCGGTCCGTAATGCGCTGGAAAAAGTGGTCCACAAGCCTCTCCAGAACCCGGGAATTGATCTGGTCGAATTCGGACCCCGGAAAGCGCCGCTGCAGCGCGTGGTCAAAGCACAGGCGGAATCCTTCAAGGTTCCCGAGGTGGCTGACCGCGTCTTGGTGAGCGATACGCGCGAGGCCGCTTTCTCGATCGTGTCACTGGCGTTCAAGGACGACAACAAGTGGCGTCTTCACGACGGCACAAGCTCGGTCAGCGCAACGATCGAGGATGAAGATTTCCTTCGCAAGGTGAATGCGAACCTGATCCGCTTTGCCAAGGGCGACGTCCTGATCTGCGAGGTAGAGTTCACACAGAAGCAGGGTGCCAAAGGGCTGGTCACCGAAAACGTGGTAAAGCGAGTGAAAGAGCATATCCCGGCACCACGCCAGCTGGGTTTGGCACTGCCATTTCCGGAGAAAGGCAGCGATCAAAATCCGTGATGCCGGTTACCTGCTCATACCGCCAGAGTTGCCAGGGTTTTACGCTTACGAACACCGCCAACGGAGTGCGAACTGCACTTGATCAACCTCACTCACAAAATCGACGTGACATTCCCATCCGTCATCCTCGATGTCCACCTCATTGGTCAGCCCCTGATCGTCACGATATCTCTTAAGATCAAGAAACAACCTGTTGGGGAATGAAGAGCGAAAAGGTTTAGTTGGCGATGACATCGGGCGATCCTCAATCCCTCAATCCCTCACGCCCGGCTGCGCCCTTTCGGCGCGCGCAGTTCCTTGTCAGACGCAGAGAGCCATATCTGGACGCGGTCTTTCCGGAAGCACAGACTAGCCCCGGAAAACTGGCACCAGCCCTGGACGTGCTTGGGATACTCCACCCAGTTGAACACAAGACGGGGTTTCGCCTCACCTGCTGAATTGGCGTAATCGAAACTCAACGGCACACCGTTGGTCCCGCGCCGCAGAATCGTTCCGTACTCGCCAAAGTCCTCGCCGGATGCGAAGTCAGGATGGTCAATCACCGCCTCATTCACGATGGGATCGGTGGCAGTCTGTTTGTGCCTGGATGGCTCGGCCACAGGCGCGGCTGCGATGTCTTCCAGTTCGTCGTAAACCGCCTCGGCCCAAAGCGCCTCGTCGTCTGACACCGTGCCGTCCGCACGCACCAACTGATCCATTGCACCAAGTGCGATCTGCGCCAGCTTTTTGCTTTGCGGATGCTGCCGGATGTTTTCCACTGCGGTCAGGAAATCGTCGGCATCAGGCGCGAGCCGCCGGGCATTCGCCTTCATCTTGGTGATCGTTTTCCGGTCGCCTTTGAAGACTTTCACATGCTGCTCGATGGCCTCCTCGATGCTGATCATCTCGCAGGGGTGAAACTCACCGTCGCAGCGCGCCATGAACACCAGCAGCGTAACCAGATCCGCAAGGGACTTGTCGCCCGCCCCGATGGCGCCTTCGCTCACCAGTCGCCCGAAGTGCTCGCCCGGATCAAGCACCTCGCCCGTTTCCGCGCAGACCAGTTCCAGCACGTTCGCCACGAGGAAGGTGCGATGGGCGCTCCGCTCAAAGCACCAGGCAAAGATTTTCTGCGATTGGCCTCGCCCTTCGACCCGGCGAACCACGATGCGTCGTTCGCTGATCTGGGACTTCGCGTCGATGTAGCGGATATATGCCGACCAACCCGAACTGTGATCCCGCTGGACGGTGATAATTTCATCAGTTTCAGGCGGAACGACAGGCTTGCGCGATGTGGGGATCGGCGGCGTGACACGCTTGTTCCCGATTGCTAGTTCAAGCGTATGGTGGCGCTCAGCCGAGTTGGCGAATGTTTGCTGTGCCTGCGACCATTCGGGAATTCCGGTTACCATGCTCACCGGCGAGCGCGCCCGATTAGACCGAAATTTCCGGGCGAAGTTTGCCCACCGAATGGCAAGTTCATCGACGAAGCCTGCCGCCTGTGATGGGGGCGCTGTCACGTACCGCTGCGCAGCGACCCCAATACGGATGAAGATGATGAAAGCACACGTTAGCGCCCACATCAAAATGCTGGAAATCAGGGCAGTCTCATCTGCCGCCTTGTCTGGTTCGGGATAGAACTGCGCTTTCGCCCCTATCGGCACGCCACTGAACCAGAACAGCGCCGCCGCCGCCCAGCGCGATGGCAGGCGCACCCAATGAGGCCGGATGAGGCCAACTACCCCGCCAAAGAACGCAGCTACCGCCGCCAACTGAAGAATGAATTCCAATGCCCCCACCTGTTCGTCTTGTGCTGCATCGCCCCCGACCAGCATCGTCTACAAATCGTTAACCAGTTTCCTACAAGCGCCCGCCTGAATAGAACATATTAAGAACAAGGGGGCTTACTTTGAATTCCGAGATATTCCGGGCGGTGCCGGCCTGTGATCGTGGCTGCGCCCGATGCCGGGTTGGTTGCGCGACTATGGTGATGGCGCATGCAAACCTTTCCCGGCGGATTGACCAGCTGGTGCAGCTTCAGCGGCAACGTCATTGCCCGGATCGAGCACTAGAGGTCCAATCGCTGCAAAACCAACGGGCAGCTGCTGAGCAAGAATTTTTGCGGTTTCAAAGCGAGATGCATCCGGCGGGATTAGCGCCAACAGGCTTTGGAACATCTCCGTCAATGCGGCTTCATTAGGGAGTGCCAGCTTCATGTTCACGAACTGCATCACCGGCTGTGGCATGGGCCGCGCGCCTTCAACCGGATCGTCGGTTTCGCCAGTGAGATATTCGGCAGTAGTGCCTAACTCGCGAGCAATTTTGTGAAGGTGCTTCGAACCGACCTTATTGCGATTAATCAGAGCATTAATCGAGGATTGAGCCATCCCTACGCGTCGAGCCAGTTCCGACTGCGACATACCGGCGGCTTCTAATCGCTCCGTGATCCTTTCGCCTAAAGCCATGGGATCGACCCTATAGCTTTGGCGATAGGTGACCATAACCAAATTTCGTTTGACAGACCTATCGCTTTATCGATAGCTAAGCCTATGGACGGCAAAATAACCCCCTACGAAGCGCTTCAGAATGCGATAGAAATCGCCGGAGGCCAGTCAGCAATGGGAAGGTTGTGCGGCAAAGCGCAGAACACCGTTTGGAAATGGCTGCAAAACTCAAAGCCGCTTCCCGCCGAACACGTCCTCGTGGTTGAAGCCGCCACCGGCGTTTCCCGGCACCACCTGCGCCCCGACATCTACCCGCTGGAGAACGGCGAGTGAACGGCGGCACCGCCCAGCGCGCGCGCCTGCTGCAAGCCAGCGTCAGGGATATTCAGTCTCACGCCTGGCAACAGCCGCCCTCCCGTTTTGCCACGCTTCCGGCCGTAGCTGGCAGCGCCGCAACAAAAAACGGCAATCGTTTCCAAGTTTTGGACGGCGTGCAGCCATGACCAAACTTCGCGCCCCGCTCACACCCTACCGCGCTCTGACCCGGATTGCCGACCTGCTGGGCTGGGATGGCTGCGCCGATCTGCTGGGCAAGTCAGAGTCGCAAATCCGCAAGCTGGCCGATCCGGACGCAGGGCGTGAGATTTCCTATCAGGACGCCATCCGGCTCGACGCAGCCTACCGCCGCGCTGGTGGCTGCACGGCCCCGCTGATGGAATGCTACGCCGCGCGTCTCGGGCTGGAGGCATCCAGTCCTGACGACAAGCGGATACTGCTCGCCGCCAGCAGCAAGGCGGCGAAGGAAACCGGGGAGGCGGTGAGTGCCGCGCTGGATGCCGCCGCACTCGCTGGCGACCCTGCGATGCGCGACACCGCCATCCAGGAAGTGAAAGAGGGCATCGAATCCCTTCACGCGCTTCTCTTCGGCCTTCAGAGTTTGGGGTGAATGACAATGCAGCAGGGGGCCCAGATCAAGTCGATGAAGCGTAAAGCACCGCGTTTGCCGTCGATTGCCTGTCCGCACTGCGGGGAAAGCGCCTTCGCCCGCACCGGGGGCAAGACGACAGAGACCTTTCGTGAACTGTACTATTATTGCCATGACCGCCTGATGTGCGGCCACGTCTTCACCGTGCAGATGTCCATCACCCGCACGATCATCCCCTCCCGCCGTCCCAATGCGGAAGTCATCCTGCCGATCGCACCGCCCCCCTGGCCTGCGAACGATGAACAGATTGCCGCCAACGACAACCGCCAAACCCGGAAGGTTGAATGACAGCCCTCCGATAGACTGACGCCGCTCTGGCTGCCTGCGTTTGTGTAGAGGCGATCTCTACACAAGCACCGGCTTCACCGGCCCACCAATCCGCCTGACCTGTTAGCCGCCTCTCGGTGTGATTCCGGGAATGCCTTTCCTTTGCCGATTTCCAAGCAAGGAGAATGAAATTGCGAACTGCATCGAACACCCCGTTCCTGCGCATAGCCGGCCAGCTTGGCTGCTTCAGCGCCGCCTTCTTCATGTTGGACCGCGTGCTGTCCGGCGTCGTCCAGTGCCACGCGCTGGGGTGCCTGCCATGGTGAGCGCCGCCCAGCTTCCAGACGAGCACTACGAAGGGGCCCTCGCCCTCGTTCTCCTGCAACAAAAGTCGTCCACGTCGTGGCTGCAGCGTCAGCTTGGTATCGGTTACAACACCGCTTCGCAGCTGATCGAGCGGATGGAGCGCAATGGTATCGTCGGCGCGCCCGATCACGTGGGCCGCCGGGAAATCCTCCTCGCCCCCGATCCGGAAAACGGCCCTGCGCTGGTGGAGATGGCGCAGCGGGCAATCGCGCGCCGCGCACAGGCGACCGTCGATACCCAGATCGAAATCCCCGTCGATCTCCCCAACGAGAACCGCAAGGCCGACGACAAGCTGCGCCTGCTGATCGAACGCGTGGAGCGCCTGGAGGAGGAAAAGAAGGGCGTCGGCGACGACATCAAGGATGTCTACCTTGAAGCCAAGGCGGTCGGTTACGACACGAAGATCATGCGCCAGATAGTGCGCCTGCGTAAAATGCAGCCCGACGATCGCAAGGAGATGGAGGCGATCCTCGACCTCTACAAAGCTGCGCTGGGGTTAGGCTGATGCACGAAGCTCCCATCTCCCATGCACCGGATTTCAAGTCACATAGCTTTGACAGCACGATGTCGCCCAATGGCCTTGGTCCGCTCCAGACGGACGACGGCATACTCGTCCCCGCTGCGAAAGTGTCGGTCGGCGAATTGCAGATCGAGCAGCGCGGCGATTTTGCCCTCATCACAATGACCATGCCGGGCGGCGGCATCTACTACGCCTACACACCTGACGGCGCGCGACGCTTGGCTGATTGGCTGCATCAGTCTGCCGATATCATCGACGCTCGGGTCGCTGAAACGGCCCGCGAAATGCTCCTGCGCGCACAGAACAAGGGGGATGGCACCCATGATTGACGTCATAGACCCTGCCCTTGCGACCCTCGCCGTCGCCATCGGGATGTTCAACCTCGGTTTCATGGCCGGCGGATGGTGGTTCGCCCGGGGGAGCGGGGCCAATGATGGCTGACCGCACCAAAATTGAATGGGCGGACAGCACCGCCAACCTGTGGATCGGCTGCGCGAAGCTCTCACCGGGCTGCGATAACTGCTACGCGGAGGCGGATTGGGACAAGCGCAAGCACCGCGTGTCTTGGGGCCCCCATGGCGATCGCAACTTCTGCCAGGCCGGGTGGGACGTAATCCGCAAAATGCAGCGCCGCGCCGAACGCAATGGCGGTATTGATCCAGAACTTGACCGCAAACGCCGCGTCTTCGTGAACAGCTTGTCGGATTTTTTCGACAACCACCGCTCAATCGTCTGGCGTTCAGAGGCATTCAAGCTCTTTGAGGCCTGCCGCGACATTATTCTGATACTGGTCACGAAGCGGCCTGAAAACGTCATCTGGATGGTCCCGGAACATTGGCTGCTCCCCGGGAAATGGCCCGCGCACGTCTGGCTGCTCACCTCGGCAGAGGATCAGGCACGCTACGACCATCGCTGGCCCATCCTGCGTGATTTGCCCGGCCCGACAGTACGCGGCTTGTCCTGCGAACCGCTGCTTGGGCCAATCGTGCTGCGCGATCTGCTGCACCTCGATTGGTGCATAATAGGCGGCGAGAGCGGCCCTCGCGCCCGGCCTATGAACACTGACTGGGCACGCGGGTTACGCGACCAATGCACCTCTGCTGGTGTACCCTTCCATTTCAAGCAGCACGGCGAATGGATCGGCGTCGACGCTCTGACCGCGGATCAGCGCGACGACGCTGGCGTACTGGACCGTCGGCGCGCTGATCCGCTGACTGCTTCAGTCTGGCTGGGCAAGAGTGCCGCCGGCCGCCTGCTTGATGGACGCGAGTGGAACGAGGTTCCAGCATGAGCCAGAACGTCTCCACCGCCGTCATGCAACGGCGCATCGAACCGCACGACAGCCTCGACTATTTCCCTACCCCGCCCTGGGCGACCCGCGCCGCATGCGAATTCCTTTCGTTCGAACTTGGCGAGGACTTGTCCTGGCAAACCGCGTGGGAGCCGGCCTGCGGTGAAATGTTCATGGCCGATCCGCTCGCTGAGTATTTCGACCGCGTCATCGCGACGGATATCCATCGCTACAATGACCGCCACGGGATCTGCGATTTCCTGTTCGAGCCTGTCCAGGCACCTTATGCCGAGGCGGACTGGATATTTACCAACCCACCTTTCAAGCTCGCCCAGCGCTTCATTGAACTGGCCCGCCAGCGGGCGAAACGCGGCGTGGTGATGTTCGTGCGCGGTGCCTTCACCGAAGGCGATGCGCGCTATCAGGCGCTGTTCACACCCGAAGTGCGGCCCTCCTACGTCGTGTCCTACTGCGAACGCGTCGTACTGCTCAAAGGCCGTGTCATTCGCGACGGCGCGCCCGACCCATTCAATCTGGACGATGCCGGCACGCCTCGGCCCGCATCGTCGGCCACGGCCTACACCCTCGTCATATGGTTGCCCGGCAACCACGACACCCGCCACCGCTGGATCCCGAAATGTCGCCTCCAGATGGAGCGCCCGAACGATTACCCGGCCTATGAAGAACAGCGGGCCATCGTCCGCGAGCGTCAGGCTGAACGTTCCCGCTTGGCCGGCCAGGAGGCCCTCCTCTGATGCCCCGCCAGGACGAACGCTGCGCCTGCCCGGAATGCCGCACCCTCGATCGGCAGTTTCCGAAGGAAGGCCACCAGCTTCGCCTGTCGATGACGACCCCCAAACCGACCCGAACCCCAAAACGCCCACGAGTGAGAAAAATCGAAATGCAGCAAGCCCAGCCCACCCCCGGCCGCCTTCTCAACATCTCCGAGGTAGAACACGAAACCTCACTCCACCGGGCAACGATCTACCGCCGAATCGCCGCGGGCAAATTCCCCGAGAAGATCAAGCTGGGCGAACGCCGGGTCGCATGGCCGCAAGCCGCCATAGAGACATGGAAAGCAGAGCAGATCGCCGCCGCAATCTGACGCACCCGGGGGTATTCTAGGGGGTATCCCCTGAGTGAATTTCCATAAAATAGCTATAAATCATGGTGATAAGAGTGACCTACAAATCCTCGCGGGGCATCCACTTTCTTATCACCCCAATCTCAACGAAGCGCAGAATCCTTGCGTTTCGTCCTGCGCCATACGGCTTCTGGTGCGACAATCCGCTTCAGCCAAGCGCAGCCGCTT